CGACTGGCTGGATACCGCTGAGACGATAACAGCGGCTACGATTACCATCACCCCAACTGTTGCAGTTACCGGGCTGATCAAGGATAGCCAATCATTAACCGACACCAGCACATCTGTAACCGTATGGCTATCAAGCGGCACGGACAATGTTGATTATACGGTTGCCTGTAAGATTGTCACCAATGCGTTGAGAACGGATGAGCGTACGATCACGATCCAGGTGAGGAATAGATAGGGTATTGTGTCCAGGATAGTGGAGATACACATTGACCGCCAATTTCACCCAGCCCAGCAGGAGATCAATAATTGTACTGCCAGGTTCCGTATTGTGGATGCTGGTCGTAGATTTGGAAAGACACGGCTGGGTGTGTGGGAATGTATTGATGTCGCATTACATGGCGGAAGAGCCTGGTGGATTGCACCATCGTTCCCTATTGCGCGGGTTGGCTGGCGACCTCTCAAACGGATTGGAGCCAAGATCCCCGGCGTGGATGTTAGGCTTGCGGAGATGAGCATTATGATGCCTAATGGTGGTGAAGTGAGCGTGAAATCAGCGGATAACCCGGATAGTTTGCGTGGCGAAGGATTGAACCTGGCTGTAATGGATGAACATGCGTTTATGAAGTCAGAGGCATTTCCAGAAGCAATACGCCCGGCGTTGTCTGATAAGTTGGGGCGAGCATTGTTCATCAGCACCCCACGCGGGCGCAATCACTTCTGGGAATTGTATCAGCGTGGGGTTCGTGGGGATGATGATTACAAGTCATTCTATTTTCCGACCTCAGCTAATCCGTATATTCAGGCAAGCGAGATTGAATCAGCGAAGCGCGAATTACCTGAGATCATATTCAGGCAGGAGTATATGGCTGAGTTCATTGACGACCAGGGCGGGGTATTCCGCAAGGTCCAGGATGCTGCTCGATTGCAACCACTCACAAGCCCCGTAGCGGGGCGGCAATATATCGCTGGGGTGGATGTCGCGTCATCCATAGATTACACCGTTGTGAGCGTTCTGGACGTGAAATCACACGAGATGGTATTCATAGACCGCTTCAATCGGGTGGATTATAACGTGCTGATTGATAGGCTAGTGGCAATATACAAGTTCTGGCACCTGTCCTCGATGAAGATCGAAGCCAACAGCATCGGGCAGCCTGTAATTGATGCACTCGCAGCCCGTAAGGTTAGCGTTATATCCTTCACCACCACGAATGCGACAAAGCAGATGATAATCCAGAATTTACAGGCGGCATTTGAGCATAACCAGATTACCATATTGAATAACCCGATATTATTGGGAGAATTACTGTCATTCGAGAGCAAGCGCAATTCCAGCGGGTCATTCAGTTATGCGGCTCCTGAAGGAATGCACGATGATTGTGTGATGTCCCTGGCTATCGCATGGGACGGATTGAGCGGAGGATTGGATGTCTATTGATGATATTATCGCCTTATTGGGATTGTTGATATTATTGGTTGGAATATACCTGTGGTTGGGGTTATCGGCAACGCTGATTGTTCTCGGATTGGTTATGATCTATATCGGAATGCGGGTGGAAATACCGCAAAAGGTAGGAAAGAATGAGCCTGATTAAACAGCTAATACCTAAATATCGGAAATTCACCCCGGCTTCCGCCGAACAGGATTGGGGGCATATAAATGACCTGGTATATGGGAATTGGGAAAGCAAGGATACCAGCGATACGAACAGCGCGGTATTCTCCTGCCTGATGGCGATTGCCACCGCCTATCCTGAACCACCGCTGGTCGTGTATAAAAAGCGCGGGGACGGTGAACGTAGAACCCATGTGGGCAGTACCGATTCATTGCAGAAGCTACTGGATTCGCCAACCCCTGAAGGCGAGCTGACGATGGAGGATATGCTGTTTTGGACTGCCTGGGCGAAGCATGTGGACGGTAACGCCTATTGGGTGAAGGTTCGCAGCGGTAATGCCGAGACAGGGAACGTGGTCCAGCTATGGCCTATATCACCGACACTCATCAAGCCAATCAGCGAGAACGGGGATTGGATAAGCTATTACAAGTATCAGATCGCCTCCAATCAGTATGTCCGTGTCCCGGTCAATAACATCATTCACTTCCGGTTAGGCGTGGATGATAAGGATATGCGGGTGGGATTGGCACCGCTCAAGGCGTTAGTGCGTCAAATATCCACCGATGACGAAGCGGACAAGTTCGTGGAAGCGTTGCTGAAAAACTACGCCGTGCCGGGGTTGGTTGTTATCCCCGATGAAGGGACTTCGTTATCTCGTGATGAGGCGGATGTTATTGAGGAAAAGTTACGCCGCAAGTATGGCAACGAACAGCGCGGTAACATCGCTGTAATGTCCAAGAAAAGCACGGTCCAGCCGTTTGGATTTTCGCCGGATGATATGGATTTGCAGGTACTGCACCGTATTCCTGAGGAACGGATAAGCGCGGTGCTGGGCGTTCCCGCAATCGTGGCCGGGCTGGGTGCTGGGTTGGATAGGGCTACTTACGCCAACTTCAAGGAAGCGCGGGAGATGTTCACCGAGCAGAAACTAATCCCGCAATGGCGTATGGATGAGCGCAAGCTGAATATATCCTTATTGCCTGACTTCACGAGCAACCCGAATATCTTTATCGAGTTCGATTTGAATGATGTACGCTCGCTCCAGGATGACGAGGATTCAAAGTACAAGCGGTTACAGATTGCGGTTGGCAAGCCCTGGATGACCCGCAACGAAGCCCGTGAAGATATTGGGATGGATACGGTTGAGGGTTGGAACGAGGAAGATATTGCCAAGCCTGAGCCTGTACCGGAAGTGTTGAAACCGTTTGTTGAGGGAACGCCGGGTGAACAGGCGGAGGAGGAACCGGAGGAAATACAAAAGGACTTGCGGAAGTGGCGCACAAAAGCGGTAAAATCGTTGAAGGATGGCAAGAGCGCAGCCGTTCCGTTCGATAGCAATACTATTCCACCATCCCTACTTGGCAGTATTTCAGGAGCGTTGGAAGGGGCTAAAACGCAGATAGACATCAACCGTATATTCCACAATGCGATGAACTGGAAAGGATACCCATAATGGAAGTACCCGCCCGTGACAAGATGGAGCGTGATCTAGCCAGGCAACTCAGCAAGTTGTTCGGTATTCAGTTGGGCAAGTTGCTGGAGCTGATGGGGGATCCGCCTCGTATGGAGAACGTCCCTGCATCCTTTTGGGAGGAAGGGGGCGCAGCGATGGCGAAAACGATGCTCCCTTTTACTACCAGTATATTTCTGGCACAAGCGAAGAAACTGATGGCGCAGATACCGACACGGGTGGACTGGAGCCTGGTAAACACGAGAGCGGTTGAGTATGCGCGGAAATATGTATATAACCTGGTCAAAGATATTACCGATACTAGCAGGCAGCGAACAAGCGATGCAATTGCACGGTTCTTTGAGGATGGATTGACGGGTGAGGAATTGGAAGGTTTATTGTTCAAGGATTTCGGACCCGTGCGCGCTGAGATGATTGCCGTAACAGAAGTTACCCGCTCAGCCGCAAGGGGTGAGGATGCTATTTGGGATGAGCTGCATGAGCAGGGTATTGATATGGAGACATCCTGGAATACCCTGAATGATGAGCTGGTATGCGAGATTTGCGGTCCGCTGCATGGAACGATTGCGGACGGGCGGGATGATGAAGGTCCGTATTGGGAAACGGATTACGGGCCGGTTCATTGTCCGGCTCATCCTCGGTGCAGATGCAATGAGAATAACTTATTACCGGAGTAACTATGCCTGATACTACTATTCAAATCGTAGGACTTGATGAACAACTAGCGAAGGTAAAGACGCTGGGGGAATTAAAGTCATTCGTTGCCGCGATGAAAGCAAGTGCGGTCCACATCAAAAGCACGGTGAACGTCTATCCGCCTTCCGGTCCCTGGAACTCACCAGCGGCACGTAACTGGTATGAGCGCGGTTATGGCCCGTATTGGACGTTGAAGGATGGCACGGTTCACAGCAAAAAGACTTCTAAAATGCTCAATCGGAGTTGGACCATCAGCCAGGAGAATGGGGGATTGACGCAGATCGTTGGAAGTAATGTGCATTATGGCCCATTCGTGATGGATGACAGCAAGCAGACCTGGTTCCACAAAGCGCATGGCTGGAAAACCGTGCAGACTATTGCAAAGGAACAGACCGCCCGAATATTGAAGTTCATTAGCGATGAGATCAATAAGGTGATAAACAGAAAGTGAGGCAATGTGTTCGCAGATTGGCACGACATTAAACGGCGACCAAAGGGGGAGCATAAAGGGAAGGTGCTCACGGCTCAGATCGATTGGGAGTTGAAAGAGTTAGTCCGTATCTACGAGGAATTAGCACCCAGGCATGTGCTGGAAATTGGCTCACAGTTCGGCGGTACATTATGGTACTGGCTGAATGCAGTTCCTGATGAAAGCGTTGTAGTGAACATCGACATATTGCAGAACATGACCGATGAGGACAAGGCACGACTTCCCGGCATGTGGAAAGATTGGGCGCGGGATGGTGTGAAGCAGTACACGCTCATTGGACGCAGCGATGACATGGAAATAATGAATAGCGCGCTTGAATACCTGGAGGATAGCATCGATTTTCTGTTCATCGATGCGGTGCATACCTATGAAGGGGCTAAGTCCGATTTCGAGTTATACGGTCCCTGGGTAAGTCCAGGTGGGGTTATTGCCCTGCACGACCTGATGACCCCCGACTTCAGCCCGCATATCCAGGTAGGGAAGTTGTGGCGCGAGATACAAGAGGCGGGGTACGTGACGAAGGAGCTGAGAGCCGGTGGTATCTATGGCGGGATCGGGGTGGTGTATGTCTGACCTTCTAGCCTATTGGCGCAATCCGCCAGACGCGATCAACAAGCCCTCGGAGTATGCTAAGTACACGAAGCGTAGTGTATTCTTAATGTCCATCCTGCCCAACTATGTGAACAAGGAGGAAAGTATATTGGAGCTGGGATGTAACTGTGGGCGTAACCTGAATGCGTTGTATCTCTCAGGATACTACGACCTGTCGGGTGTGGACATTAATTCCAATGCGCTCAAATTGACCGAGACGATATACCCTGACCTATATTCAGTCGCTGAATTTTACAACGAGTCAATCGAGTCATGGATAAAGACCAATCCGCTGCAATACGATTGCATCTTCACGATGGCGGTGCTGGAGCATATCCAGAAAGAGAGTGAATGGATATTTGTGAACATTGCACACAAAGCACGGCATTGCATTATCACGATTGAGGATGAGAGATCGGGAAGCCCCAAGCATTTCCCGCGCAATTACCAGGTAGTATTTGACCATCTGGGATGGCGGCAAATATTGGTTCAACAGGCGAGTAAGGCTGATGAGTTGGAAGGTCTTATAGCCCGCGTATTCAAAAGGAAGGTGATAAATGACATTTGACGCAAGAAAATTCTGGACAGATCCAGAAAGCTATGTAACGCCGCGTGGTGATCTGAAGCATATTTGTAAACCAGAGTTCTTCCTGAACCTGGACAAAGTGACTTATATGGTCACAAGTACACTATCCAGGTATCTTGATAAAGATGCCAGCATTATTGAACTGGGATGCGGCATTGGGCGCAATCTCGCAGGATTGAAAGCGGTTGGATTTTCCAACTTATTCGGAGTGGAGATCAATCCAAGCTCCATCGCATTGGGGCGCAGGTCATTCCCATTATTGGAGGGGATCGAAATACAGAACGCTGCTATTGAAGATGTAATCAATGAACTACCGGTAGCTGATTGCTATTTCACTCAGGGAGTATTCATGCACTTACCACCTACGAGCGAGTGGATATTTGAAGTCGTAAGTCGCAAGGCGCGCAAGCTAATTATGACATCGGAAAGAGAGAAAGACCCATATAGCATAGCCTGGACGCGGGATTACAGCAAGATATTTGCTCCGCCCACATGGAGGCAAGTTGAAATGGAGAATGGTTTGGTATATGCACCGCAGCTCCCCGAAACAACTGTTAAGCGAGTATTCCAGAAAGAACAGGTAATAGATGAAAGTCCAGATACACAATTACCAGAACAAAGCATGGATGCTGGTCCAAGCCCTGAAATCACAGGGAGCGGAAATCGTAAACGATCACGCAAACATCTTATTGATAGACTTTGACGGCCCGGTTGCTAATTACCCGGCGATAATCCACCATGCCTACGAGCAGGGGGCGGAGGTGGTGCTGTATAGTCATGGCGCGCCTGTGATAACCGCATGGGATGGAATATGGAAGCCCGGACCGCTGACATGCCTGTATTTGGCGCAATCGCCGGGGCAAAAGTGGGTAATGGAGGCCTACGGCTACCCTAAACCTATCAAGGTCATCGGGTGGCACTACTGCGAACAGGGGGAATTTCAACCGTGTGCGGATGTGAAGAATGTGCTGTTTGCGCCTGAGCACCCGCACACAAACGGGTATATGTTAGCAGAGGCGCGGGAACTGACCGAGAAGGTATATAACGATTTACGTGGTTTGCCGTTCACGGTCACCCGCCATGAAGGTCCGGTATCGCTGGACAGATCCCTCACGGTGATTGACGAAGCCGATGTGATAGTGACGTATCCAGGCACGTTTGCGAGTTTGGCGGTGGCGCGTGGAAAGCCAACGATTTTATATGCGCAAACTATTCAGCCGCATGATGGTTACAGCGATGCTACACTTAAATACGTGCAGCATTGGGATGCTTATCAGGGGTACATGCGGTATCACTACGACATTAGCGAGACAAACCAACAATTTACAGAGAGCGTTATCAGGCGAGCTGCGATGGTCGAGGAAACAGATTGGCGTGACAAGTTCATCGGTGAACAGATGAAGCCGGAAACGCTGATGGAAATATTACAGAAACTATAATTTAACTATTGTATTTTGACGTTACTCTTGTTATAATATTGATTACGGCAGTAATGGGGCGGTGGGATTGAGCGAAAGACTCTCCCTTAGAATAGCCTCAGGGCAGCCGCCCGAACCAATTGAATAGATAACTGCCAGGATAACTCCACAGGTCACAGGTGATGTGACGGAGCCAAAAGGGTAGATACACCATCATGTTTAAGTGGTGTGCGATTATGCACATCACTTTTTTTGTTATTAGGAGACTATGACAATACCGAATATATTAACGCTCGTGAATCAGATGGGGGGGTGCGAGTTATGGCGCGCATTGATCCCAATTACTGAGTTGCAGAGACAGGGATATACAGGTATTCAATGGGGGTTCCGCAACGATGGGCGGTTAGCCCATATTGTTCATCACTACGATGCCATTGTTCTACAACGCTTGAATTGGTTATTGGGTGATGAGGTACACGAGAATGGTTTTATTTCTGCGTTTCATAAAGCTGGTATTGCAGTCATCTACGAAACCGATGATGACATATTTACCGACCATTGGATCCGCTTCAACATGGATACCTACGGTTACAGCGAAGAAGAATCCAGCGAAATGGCTAAAGCCAGAATACGCACGTTGCAGAAATGTGACGGAGTAACCGTATCCACTCAGCGAGTGGCAACCATAGTCCGCAATTACACGGACAAGCCGGTCAAGGTTGTCGGTAATTATATTGATCTGCACCGATGGAAAACTGTCCAGAAGCGTTCCAGACGCGACCCTAGACTGACCGGAATAACGATTGGCTGGGCGGGTGGGCGCAGGCCTGACACGGATATTGAGTCGATGGCTATTGCATGGGGCAGGATCGCCGCTAAGTATCCGAAAGTTATGTTTGTCGTTCAGGGTCATCACGCACAGGTTATTTATGATAACGTCCCGAATGACCGGATAGTGATGATCAAGTGGTTGCCGATTGAAAGTTACCCGTCTGGGTTTGTAAATATTGACATTGGATGCTGCCCGCTGGATGACAACCGATTCAATCGATCCAAGACATTCATCAAGGCGATGGAATATGCTGCATCAAGTGCAGCGGTGGTAGCAAGTCCTACGGTCTATGCCCCATTGATCGAGCATGGCAAGGATGGATATCTTGCTACAACAGCGGATGAGTGGGAACAATACCTGTCGATGCTGGTTGAGGATTACACCCTTCGACACGATATGGCAAAGCAATTGTTGGCGAAGGTACGCAAATATTACAGTATTGAAACGAATGCCGTCAAATGGCTAGATGCCTGGGCGGATATTGTAAGTAATTATAAAGAGCACCGCCGGAGCCCACATATATTAATACCGGCAGGAGTGGATTATTATGCCCGAACCCAATAAGGATGAAACGTCAGCAGCCTCACATTATGTCGCCACGTGAAGCACATGAAGCATATTTGTAGTATTTGTGGTTCGGAATATCAAAGACAACCTAGCAAAAAGGGAAAATATTGCTCGTCTGAGTGCTATGGTAAATCCAAGGCGAATCAGATAGAAAGAGTTTGTCAGGTATGCGGTAGGGTTTACCTTGCGCGGCATGAACGGAAATCTAGTTATTGTTCACGCACTTGTCAGGTAAAGACATGGGTAAAACCAAAGGCAGAAATGGCCTGTGAATACTGTGGAAAAAGATGCTTGATATATCCTTATCGAATAACTACGTTTCGTTATTGTTCTCATTCTTGTCGCGCCAAGGCTCTTTGTGTTGGAAAAACAATCGCCATTAAGCAGGAAAAACGAAGTACACGAATCACGCCCTATGAACGCCCAATTTATAGAAAGATGATAGGCAATATCCGCGCCCGCGATAATTACACTTGCCAAATCTGCGGTAAATCATTTGAAAAGGGTGGTTGTAGACTTGAGGTCGATCATAAAATTCCTATACGCCTTGGCGGACTAGATACCCAAGAAAATCTATGGACGCTTTGTGTTTCATGTCATAGGAAAAAAGATTATGCCCTTCGCAGTAAGGTGCCACTAAGTGAGGTGAACTATGCCCTGGAAAATTGAGAAATTGGATGGAGAATTTTGCGTGTTCAAAAAGGACACAAACGAAAAACTTAAATGCTATCCAACCGAAAAAGAAGCCCAGGATTATATGGCTGCCTTATATGCTAACGAGCCGGAGAAATCCTTGACACCCAAAGAAGGCGGAACAGAAGAGGTCGGACAATTAACCGTTCACGATAAACATCCTAAAGAAAATAAAACACTTTATAGCTTTCCAATTCAAATCATGGAACTCAAATCCATCGGTGAAGATTGGTATGTCGAGGGCTATCAATCCACATGGGGCAATAAAGATTTAGTGGATGATATTGTAATGACTGGCGCATTTACTAAAACTTTACAACGTGGACGTAAGCGTTTTTTTGTGCATCACGACCCGCGCTTAATTCCTGGTGTACCTAAAAAACTATACGAGGACACTAAGGGTTTATTCGGTTCATTCAAATTTAGTAAAACCCAGCTGGGTGAAGAAACTCACGAATTAGTAAAAGACGGTGCGCTGGATAGTTTTTCAATAGGTTACCGACCTGTTGATTATGAATATGACGATTCTGGTATTCGTTATTTAAAAGAAATCGAATTATACGAGTGTTCGTTGGTTGCAATACCCGCTAATGAGCAAGCCATTGTAACCGGCTATAAAAATTATATGGATATGTTGAATTTGACATTAGCGAGTAAGACCAATTATGTGGCGGGAGAATTATCCGAGTTATTGAATGATTTACGGGGATTGACAGATAAAAATCGCCCGTTATCAGAGAAAAAGCAGCAAGAGATCATGGAACTCCTGGATACGTTATCTGGGATGGACGCCGTGCGATCCGAACTCCAATCGCTTCTCACTGCCCAACCGTCAAGCCTGGTGGAATCTCACCGGCTTAAATATCTAATGGCAGAACTAAGAAAACGCCATCCAGAATTTATTAAGGAGTAAAAAAGCCATGTCTATGACAGTCGCTGAAGCACGTAGTGAAATCAAAAAGTTGTATGAAGAGGCCGACCTGATTGAGAAGAAATACCCGGACGGTCTATTCACCAATAAGGAAGATGAGGCACAGGTCA